TTGGCGCGGAGTATGGACTTTACCGTGCTGGTTGGGTTCGACGCCTACCGCCGGATCGCCTTCCTAGACCGCTGGCAGGCCCCGTGGGCGGTCACAAAGGCGCGGGTAAGGGGGAAGGTAGGGGACACGCCTATCGTGGCTGACGCGACGGGTGTCGGTGACGCCATTGTGGCCGACTTGCAGGGGATGGGGGTCAACGTCACGCCTCATGTGTTTACGCAAAGCTCCAAGCTGCGTTTGATGCAGCGACTGGTCGCGGCGTTTCAAGGCAAGGAGTTGACGTTGCCTGACGGAGATGACTACCGATGGCTTACGTCGGAGATGGAAGCCTTTGAGTTTATCTACACCGCCACAGGTGTCCGCTATGAAGCGCCGAGCGGGTTCCATGACGACGGCGTAATGGCCGTCGCACTGGCGCTGCATGGCTGGGATCGGGTACAGGGAGCGGTGCCTGAAGCACCACCAGGGTTGCGTTTGATCAGCGATGACCCGTATGTTTCTCCAGAAGATGGCCCTGCGCGGGTGTTTCAGCCGTCAGGAGACTTTCAATCGCAACTGCCCGGATCGGGCTGGTAAGCCTATGGAGAGCACCGGCATGGACGCTGTACTGGCAAAGCTGGGCAAGAAGCTCGGGCGCAAGCCCATGCTCAAGCGGAAGGGCTTGTCTGACAGCAGCCCGATGAGGGAATCCGGCATGACGGTGGTCATTGGCATGGGCAAGCCAATGCGGAATCGTGGCGCGATGACGAAGCGTGACGAGAAAGGCTACCCGATGGACGAGCAGGGCGGCGAAGACGAGCAGGTGGAGGAGGCGAGCCTTGAAGGCTTGAGCGCCAAGCTCGACGCGCTGATGGAGCGCATGGATGCGCTGGAAGCCAAGCTGTCCGATGAGTCTGACGACGACGAGATGGACGAGGAGGAAGAGGACTGATGTTTGAGAACACCATGCTCACCCTCGCCGTTAAGCTACTGTCGCCTATTCTGATCGGTCTGGTCACGCCGTTTGTGCTCGACGGGATCAAGCAGGCCAGTGCGGTGATCGACGGGCTCCCCGCGTATGCCAAGCAGGGGCTGGCTATCGCCATTGCCTCGCTAGCAACCGCGCTGGCAAATCTGGTGGGAACGGACATCCCGACCGAACTGGCGCTGTGGGACGGCGAAGTGGTCAAGGCGCTGGTCGCAGGCTTCCTCGCCATTGCGATCAAGCAGCACAAGCAACTCAAGGCCAAGAAGTAACATGGCAAACACGCCGCCACGGAAGATTGCCGCGAAGAAGAAAGCGTCAGCGCAACAGCCTGCAAGGCCTGTGGTGCGGTCGCCCGATGCAATCGCCCGTGAGTATGAGCAAACTTGGCGCGGCCCGTTTATCCAAGATACGGTTGGCGTTCCTCGCGGCGTACAGATGGTGACAGACGACATCAACGATGATACGATGATGGCGCAGTACGAGGGCAATACGATCTACGCCAACGCTCGCAACGATCCAAACGCTCGACGCAACGAAGGGGCAATGCCCGCGGATGTGCCATCCGTGCGGAACATCCTCACGCATGAATTAGGACACGCAAAAGAGTCGCCATCGGCGTTTCCCTCGTACTTTGCCGTCAACCGTCCAATGGTGCAGGAGCCTGACGGGAAGAGTAAGGTGGAAGATGACGCACGGTACGCAGTGAGCCCGTACTACCGAGAAAACCCCAGCGAGGCGTTTGCTCAGTCGTTTGTGAATGCGTCAGATTATCTGTCAAAGACCGCATCTGACACGACCGGCTACCGCGAGAAGCTCGGGCAGTACGAAGGCAACACGCCAGGCGCTGGCGCTATCGTTCGAGATTTGTTCATGGCAAACCCGATCTACAAAAACCACCCGTTAAAGGGTAGAATTAAGTAACATGGCCTCGCCCGCATGGACGCGCAAAGAAGGCAAGAACCCGGAAGGCGGGCTGAACGCCAAGGGTCGTGCGTCATTGCGGGCGGCTGGTCATGACATCAAAGCGCCGGTCAAGAAGGCGGAAGCGGCAAAAAGCCCGAAGAGCGCCAAGCGGCGGATTGCTTTCTGTCGAAGGATGAAAGGGCTCAAGGCCAAGCTGACCAGCGCCAAGACAGCAAACGATCCAGACTCGCGCATTAACAAGTCGCTTCGTGCGTGGGACTGCAACTAACGTCAGGAGATAGCGATGTCTGTCGGAACCTTGCTCAAAGAAACCACCACCGTCACCGCAGCGAACAGTGCCGCGACGGTATTTGGCCTGCCGAGCGTTGGCGCAGTTGGCATCCAGATCACGGGCACGATGACGGGCACGACGATCACGTTTGAGGGCACGGTAGATAACGCCAATTGGGTGGCGGTGAATTGCCTGCCATCGAATAGCGCAACGACTGCATCGACCGCCACCGCCGTGGGCGTGTGGACGGTGAACTCGGGCGGCTATGCGTCGATTCGTGCGCGGTGTAGCACGTTTGCCAGCGTATCGCCTGTTTTGACGGTGCGCTACGTCGGATCGTGACGGATATTCTCCTTGTCCTCTGGCCGCTGGCGGCGATTTACGCCGTCCACCGCATTTGCGAGACGGTGACGCTGTTTGCGCCAGTGCCGGTCGAGCAGAACGACGAGGACGATGCGTATAGCATTGTGGTCCCGGAGGATTTGGTCGCCGTGGCGATGCAATATCCTGACGGATGGGCACAGGAAGACATGATGAAGGCGATTCGGGAGAAGTACGACGCGCTCCGTGATTGGAACTTGGTGCGAAGCGCCTTCAACGTCGGGAGAATTGACGCATGACGGGTCCAGTGTACTTCGGCGGGGACGATCCACTCGGGATGCTTGATGAAGGCAGCGCGACGGTACCGACGCTGGAAGGTCCGATTCTGGAGACAGAACTCGCCCGTGCGATGGAAGGCCTATCAAACAACCCGCTTGGCCCGAACGAAAAGGTTGCACCGAATCCTCCAGCAAATAACACGAACACGGCGTCAGAGAATGACGCTTCGCTGCGTCGTGCGCTGTACGGACACGACTTTCCCGCCGCCGACGACGTAGAGGACATCGACCCGTCCGCGTGGTCGTCGTGGTGCCGTGGCTTGTGGGACAGCCGGCGCGAAGCGGTGCAGATGCACTTGCACTTGGTAGAGCGCAACCGCCTCTTCCGCGCTGGGCAGCAGTGGATTTCCGCGCAGGGGCTTGGCCCGTGGCGTGAACCGGCCCGTCCGCGTGATGCGGCTCGCGTGGTGTACAACATGATTGACAAGGCGCTCGACCAGCGACTCCAGATCATGATGGACCAGAAGCCCGGCTTCTCTGTCACGCCCGTCACGCAAGACCCTGAGGATCGTCGGAAGGCACAGGCTCAACAGATGGCCTTGGAGTACCAGTATGAGCAGCAAGAGATGCCGCGCATGGCACGGGAAGCTTCGTTTTGGGCACAAACGGACGGCATTTCCTTCTGGCACGAATACTGGAACCCGAATCGTGGACCGTGGGACGAGCGCATGGGCGACCTCGCGGGGCAGAAGAAGCCTATGGGAGATATCAGTTCCCAGACGCTTCGGGTGGAGCAGGTTCGTGTTTCGCCTAATGCGACAGCCACACAGAAGCCCCACTGGGTCATTATTCGGGAGGTGATCTCGCGTTCCGAAGCCGCGTATCGGTACGGCATTACGGGATTGGATGCCGCCAATACGATGATGTCCACCAGCAACGGGCCAACGTACAGCGGGTCCGAAGGCATTGGCGCATGGGTGCTCTCGCAGACGACGATTGGCGAAGGCCAACGCCTGCGCGATGAGGACGTGACGGAGCGGTTCACGGTGTATCTAGAGCCGCATCCAGATGTGCTGCCCGAAGGCTTGCAGATGGTGGTCGTTGGCGATGAAGTCGTGTTCGGACCCTCGCCCTTGATGTGGAACGTGATTCCACTGGTCCCTGTACGCGACGGTTCCAGCGACCCCAGTTACTATCCTCGCCCCATCATGGAGCAATGGATAGACCACCAGATGCGCGTCAATGCGTTGCTATCAAAGTGGATCGAAAACATCCGCGTCAACGCGGGTGGTCGATTCCTGACGCGACCGAACGCCATTGCCACCGAAACCTTCATGGGCGGCGTTACGTCCATGATCGAAATTCGTGGCGCTGGTCCGATGTCGGATAGCATCCAGCCGGTCAACGGGTTTAGCGTTGGCAACGATGTCAAAGAAGCGTTGGCGCTGGAGAAGAGCGCCTTTGAGAACGCTTCTGGCTGGAATACGGTCAGCCGAGGGCAGGTAACTGGCGAATCGGGCCGTGCCATCATTGCCAGCCGCGAGCAGCTAGAGCGCGTGTTCAGCCCGTGCGTCAATGCGCTGTCGATGGCGTTTACGGACTGGGGCAAGATCACGTTGGCAGGCATGGCATGGGGCTACGATATGCCGCGCTCGCTCGGCGCAATTGGCAAAGGCCGTCCTGACCTCGCTCGCGCTGTGTCGTCGTCGGATTTTGATGGGCAAAGCGACGTAAAGGTGGAAGCTGCGACGATGATGCCCATGCCGCTGTCGTTCCGTATGTATTTGCTGGACAACTGGTTGCAGACGGGCGTGATCGACATGAAGGAATACCGTCGTCGCCAGATGTTTGCCGTGGCTCGTGATATTGCAACGCCAGACGAGGACCAGGAAGCGCGAGCCAAGCGTGTGGCTGACGCGATTCGGATGCAGACGCCCGTGCCAGAGATGCGGTGGCAGGACAACGAGTCGATCCACCAGGACGTGCTGGAACGCGAGCTGCTGCTCCAAGACGACGTAGAACCCGCAATTATTGCCGCCGCACAGGAGCGGTGGATTGCGCTTGCAAACCAAGCGCAGCAGAAGCAGGGAGGTGGTGGCCCCGAAGGTCAGGGTACCCCCGCCCCCACTGGTGCTGGCCCAGAAAGCGGACCTCCCGCTGCCAGCGTACCAAATTTCCCACCGGGACAGTTGCCACTTGCTGCCAACAATCCTCCCATCGGGGTCACCAACTTGCTCCAACAGAGCTTGGCTGGCATCCCAGAAGAGGAACAAGCCGCGCAGCAGGCCGACATCTTATCCCGACAGCAATAGGATCGCTGCATGGACATCGGTGAAGCCATTTCAAGCGCCATCGAAAGCGCCCTTCCACCGGCACAGGACACTGTGGCGGCGAATGACGTAGACGAGACGCTCGACGCGCCCGCAGAAGAGGGGTATGACGCAGAATCAGACGAATCGTCGGACGATGCTGCTCCACCTAGTTTGCCAGAAGGATATGTCGCTGTCCCTACAGTTATGGGCGAATTGGCAACGGAGTTTATTCTCCGTGACGACGATGGAGAGGTTGAAGTCCCCGCGCTGACCGTTGAGTACAAAGCCAACGGGAAGATGCGGAAAGATCGGCTGGACCAGGTGGTGAAGCTGGCTCAGTGGGGCGTCTACAACCAAGAACGCGAGCAGAAGGTGTATCAAGTTGAGCAGATGGCTCAACAGGTCCATGAAGAGCGCGAGCAACTTGCTGCGTTGCTGTCGGAACGAGAGTCGCAGATTGAGAAGTTGTTGTTGGACGACGACTTCTTGTTTGCAGTTCGTGATGCATACGGCGAAGAGAACTCGCCGGAAAAGAGGGCCACACGCGCAGAACAGCGAGTTGAAGACCTTCGGGTCGAACAGCAGATGTCTGCGATTGTGGGGACAGGTAAGCAATTCTTTGAA